CTTAGCAAGAGATGGTGAGGTTTTAATTAGAAAACTTAAAAGACCTGAGTCACCATTTGGCTTCCAAATACAATTTTTAGAAGCAGATCACCTAGATGAAGATTTGAATAAGCATAATCCTAAGACTGGCAATGAAATTAAGATGGGTGTTGAGGTAGATAAGTTTGACAAGCCAGTTGCATACCATCTTTACAAGAATCATCCATTTGATAGAACATACATGAATGAAAATGAGCATATAGTTGTACCTGCAGAGGAAATAATACATCTATATATGCCAACAAGACCTGAGCAAACAAGAGGTGTTACTAATATTGCAACTGTAATGGCAAATGTTAAGCAGTTAAATGCATATCTTGAAGCTGAAATAGTAGCTGCAAGAGTTGCAAGTTCAAAAATGGGTTTCTTTACTTCACCTGATGGTGATGGTTATGTTGGAGACTCAGAAGAGATAGATGGTAACCCAGTACAAACTGCAAATGCAGGTACGTTTGAGCAATTACCAGCAGGTGTATCATTTCAATCATTTGACCCACAACATCCTACAAGTGCATTTGAAGGCTTTACTTCTAGCGTATTAAGAAGCATAGCAAGTGGTTTAAACATTTCATATCATGCTTTAAGTAACGATTTAACATCAGTAAACTACTCTTCAATTCGTCAAGGTAGTTTAGAGGATAGAAGTAGCTATCAAATATGGCAACAATTTATGATAGAACACATGATTGAGCCAATATTTGCAGAATGGTTAGATAGAGCCATTGAATTTGGTTATTTAACACTACCAAGTGAAAAAATGGATAAATTTATAGCATCAGCAACATTTATACCAAGAAACTTTGCTTGGATAGACCCATTAAAAGAAATGAACGCTAATGTTATAGGGTTGCAAAATGGTACAGTAACTTATAGCGATATATCAGCTAACTATGGTAGAGATGTTGAAGAATTATTTGAACAACATCAAAAAGAGGTAGAATTAGCTAAAGAATATAATATAGAATTAGCTTATCAGCCATTTGGTGCAACTAAAGCACCTATTGAGCCGATAATTGAAGGCGGTGATGAAGATGCCTAAAAAAGAGGATAAAATTATGAAAGACAAACAAGATAGACATATATTAAACGTAAGCGAAACAGACGAATCTGTTATTGTTGAGTTTGCAAAAGAGCATGAAGAAGAGGTTGAAGATATTGTAGAAGAAGAAAACTATAATGAGCCTGAAGAAGAGAGAACTGTTGTAGACATGCCAATGAGATATAGAAACATAGATTTATCTAGAGCAAAATTTATTGATGAAGATACAAGGACTGTAAGAATAGGTGTATCTTCAGAAGAGCCAGTTGAGAGATCATTTGGCATGGAAATACTAAGTCATAAAGCGGATGATGTTAATATGGAATTTATTAACAGTGGACGTGCACCTTTATTGTTAGATCATGACATGACTAAGCAAATAGGTGTTATAGAGGATTTCAGACTTGATGAAACAGCTAAAAGGACAATTGCTGTAGTTCGATTTGGTAAAAGTCGACTTGCTTCAGAAGTGTTTGAAGATGTAAAGGATGGTATACGAATGAATATTTCAGTCGGATATCGTGTAAATAAATTAATGAGAATTAAAGACTCTAAAGAGGTTGCATATAGAGCAGCTTGGACACCAATGGAAGTTTCTTCTGTTTCAGTCCCAGCAGATCAAAGCAGACTCGTAGGGGTTGGACGTTCTCAATCTTTCAAGGAGATAAAAATGGAAAACGAAGTCAATTTAGACAACGTAAAAGCTGAATCTGCTGAAGAAGTCAAAGCTGAATTAAAAAGAAACTCGCAAGAGATTTATAAGTTAGCTGAAAGACATAATCAGAAAGACTTAGCTGCAAAAGCGATTGCTGAACACAAAACTATTGAAGAATTTAGAGGTGAATTACTAGAAACTATTGCTAGTCAACCACTAGAAACTCCAAAAGACATTGGTTTAAGCAAAAAAGAAATGAAGAGATTTAGCTTAGTGAGAGGAATTAACGCACTAGCTAACCCTTCAGATAGAGCTGCTCAAAGAGCTGCAGAATTTGAATTTGAATGTTCTGCTGCTGCTTCTGAAGCATATGGAAGAAACTCACAGGGTCTTATGTTACCACCTGAAGTATTAAGAGATTGGAATCAAAGAGATTTGAATACAACTGATGATGCTGGTGCGGTAGGTCAAGACTTTAGAGCTGGAGACTTCATTGATGCATTAAGAAATTCATCTTCAGTAATGTCAGCAGGTGCTACATTATTAAGAGGATTACAAGGCGATGTTAAGATACCTAAGAAAACTGGTGTTTCAACTGCAGCTTTTGTATCAAGCGAAGGAACTGCTGTTGCTGAGTCAGAAATGCAAATTGGTAGTGTCACAATGTCACCTAAGACTTTAGGTTGTTTTACAGATGTCACTAGACAGCTTCTAACACAAAGTTCTTTAGACGTTGAGAATCTTATCAGAAATGACATAGCACAAAGCATGGCTTTAGCTATTGACAGTGCTGCACTAGAAGGCTCAGGAACATCAGGTAACCCAAGAGGTATTAAAAATACAACTGGTATTAATTCTGTAGTATTTGCTGCTGCTAACCCAACATGGGCAGAAACAGTGAATATGGAAAGCCAAGTTGCTGTAGATAATGCTTTAATAGGTAACTTGTCTTACATTATGAGAGCTGATGATTATGGTTCACTAAAAACAACTGAAAAGGCTACAGGCACAGCTCAGTTTGTTGTAGATAGAGATGGCAGAATTAACAACTATGGTGTTGTTGTTTCTAACCAGCCTACATCAGGTGACCATTACTTTGGTAACTTCTCAGACCTATTAGTTGGATTCTTTGGCGGTCTTGACATAATTGTTGACCCATACACTAATTCTTCTTCAGGAACAGTTAGGGTAGTGGGGATTCAGATGGTAGATGTTGCTGTAAGAAATGCAGTATCTTTCTGCTTAGGTAAAGACGCTTAATGTTAACCACAGAAAATGGTGGGGTGAATAACCCCACCTCTAATGATAAGCATAAATATCTAATCTTAAGAGATACAGTAGCTAACAATAAAAGAGTTAGTGTTGGAGATATAGTTGAGCTAGATAAGGCACAGGGTTTTGATCTTGTGGCTAATAAAAAAGCTGAATTATATAAAGAAAAGCCAAAAGCAAAGAAAACAAATAGAAGTGTTGGTCTTAAAAAATCTGAAACTAAAGCAGTAAAGAAAAGAGCTAAAAAATAATGCCTATTGAGAGTTCTGCAGATTTTAACTCTTATGTAGACCCAAATGCTCATGGAGTGTCTGCTACATTTTTTGAAACTCAAACAACTTTATGGGATGCTAGAACAGGACTTATAGATACTTGGTTTGATATAGATACTGGTGATGCTTATTCTATAAATATAATTATAGATCAAGAATACTTTAGTATTGCAAGTGGCACAGTGCCAGTAGATGGTTATCAACCAAGAGCAATTATTAAAGCTACAGACGCACCATATATAAATCATGGTGACAAAATACAAGTAAATGCCATAACTACAAACAATGGCAATATACTTGTACCACAAACATTATTCCTAATCAAAACAGTAATGCCTGATAATACAGGTCTAATTGAAGTAGTTTTAGAGGAACAATAATGTCACAGTATATGCTAGAGACTGAAGAAGATATGTTGGCTTATTTTGATGTTGATTTTGGTCATGCTATTGCAGCCACATATATAAGAAGTGGTGTATCTACAGCTATAAAAATTATTTTAAATAGAGAATATGTAGAGCAAGATGCAGGTATTGGTGTTGAAGCCACTAAACCTATTGCATATTGTAGAAGCATAGATGTTCCAAATGTTTCTCAAGGTGATTTGTTAAATGCAAGTGCAACTACAACTGTTGAAGGTGATATATTAAAAGCAGCACAAAACTATACTATAATTGATGTGCAAAAAGACAGAACAGGTCTTACAGCTTTAATGTTAGAGGAAGCATAATGGCAAACCATATTAGACAACAAATAAGAGAATATTTTGGTAGTAATTTAAATGGTTTATCTACAACTGGTTCAAATGTTTATGAATCAAGAGTTTATCCAATAGAAAATTCTAAATTACCAGCATTAGTTATATATACAAAGTCAGAAACATCAGAGCCTATTGTTATAGGTACTGATAGAGTTATGAGTAGAGAGTTGTCAGTAGTAGTAGAAGGATATGCAAAAGCTAGTAGTGACTTTGATGATACTATTGATACAATAAGCAAAGAGGTTGAAGAAGCAATAGCAGCAGATAGAACTTTAGATGGATTAGCTAAAGACTGCTATTTAGAATCAACAGAAATAGAATTTAATGGTGAAGGTGAGAAACCACTAGGATATGTGAGTTTAACCTTTTTAACTAATTACTATGTTCAGGAAACTAATCCTGATGTAGCAGTATAGGAGACAAATTATGAAATTAATTAGTCCAAATGGTAAAAGTTCTGTAATAGCTCATCCTACTCAGGTTGAGTCAATGAAAGAAAAGGGCTGGAAAGAAGAAGCAGTCCATTCGCAAGATAAAATTAAACCTTCTTCTAAGAAAAAGTCGAAAGACGAGGTAGAAAATGGCAACACATAAAGGAAGTGAAGGAACTGTAAAAGTCGGTTCTAATGCTGTAGCTGAAATAAGGTCTTACTCAATCGAAGAATCTGCTGATACTTTAGAAGATACTTCAATGGGTGATGCTGCAAGAACCTATAAACCATCATTGACTTCTTTCTCAGGAAGTTTAGATGTATTTTGGGATGAGACTGATACAAGTGGTCAAGGTGCTTTAACCATTGGTTCAGAAGTAACTCTAAATGTATATCCTGAAGGAGATACAGCAGGTGATACTTATTACACTGGTTCAGCTATTGTTACTGGAGTTTCAAGAAGTGCATCATTTGATGGATTGGTTGAAGCTAGTATTTCAGTGCAAGGCAATGGTGCTTTAACATCAACAACAGTATAAGAAGATGTCAGCAATAGATAACGCAAAAAAGCATTTTGCAGAGCAAGATGTCAAAGTAATC